TGTACGATTTAGGCATCAAAGCACCCTCATGTATACTAGCTATGTCGTTTCCCATCTCATGCGCACGTTGTACGCACTGTTCCCTGTCTTTGTATGGGCCTCTTGTATCGTGATATTCCCAGCACTCTGTTGGCATAGTTACCATACACGCTAGGACTATCGCCTTAAACATTTTTACCTAGTAGCTTTTGAACGGTCTTGGTTTCCCATATCCGTATCAAAACCCACACACCAGTAACCAAAGCCACCGCATCAGGTGCCATCTCAAGCCAAGCAGCTACTGTGCCTGTACCAGCCGCAACATCAACGATGACTTTGTTTTCCTCGTTCATGCGAGGTCTCCGTGGATTGTTGTATTTACAGAAGCAAAATCAGTAGCAGTGCTACCATTTTTTTGAATTACATAAACACTTCCTGTTGCTTGTGTGCCTGTAAATATAATGTCTTCAACACCACCGCCAGTGGTCTGACTGCCCGATTGATTGCCACCGTGTGTTGCTGAATAGTAAGCGTCACTCATTGCATTGCTAAACGATAGTTGACCAACGCCAGTTTCAATATCTGACAATGAACTTACGTTTAAATTCGCATTTAAAACCACTGTGCCTGTGTTGTTGTGATTTGCCCAAGCCTTCGCCAATCCCTCAACAGCATTAGGGCCGCTAGAAATACCGCCACCAAACTCGGCTAGTTCTGCTGCTTTACTCATGCTAAGTCTCCTACAATTTGAGACATGGGTTGTTCAAAATCTGTTGCTGCTCCACCGCTGTCAGTAGACGAAATGTTGTATTGAGAAGTAGTTAAATTATTAGGTGGTTGAAACCCTGCTGCTGCACTAGCACTGTTTCTACCCGCACCGCAAGTGACACAGTAATCATCATTGTTCATGCTAGAAATAAGATTAATATCATAATCACCTGTTCCTTCATCAGATATACTACCCACATTTAAACTATCTCTAGCTGCAATAGTGCCTGTACCATTGAAGTTTATCCACGCCTTCGCACTACCGTTAGCCACATATTCCATAGCCACGCTGTTGTTACCGCTGGCATCCTTTAGGGTATTAACTCTAAGTTCGCTTGCCATTATGCTAGGTCTCCAAATACTGCTATACCAACAGGGTCTAAATCAATTTGTGTTCCATCTGAACCCGTAAAAAGTCTAACTTGAGATGAGCCGCCAGCAACATTCCAAGTAACTGTATCATTCCAATCTGTATTAGGCAGTGTTGCCCCAGTGCAAGCGTAACTATTTGCGGAATTAAAAGAATTTGTTACGTTTACCCACGGTTCACCCACACCGTCATCTGTCAAACTAGCCACGTTTAGGCTGATGTCCGTAATAATCGTTCCTGTGCCGTTTATTTGGGCAAAAACCTTCGCCAAGCCCTGCTGAAGTGATTGCGTAGCCGCGCCACCTTCGCTAGTAACTGTAATGTCACCAGCCGCTGTGATACCTTGCAGTTCATCTACTTTAAGAATACTAGCCATTATGCGAGGTCTCCGTTGATTTCACCGGAAACATACTCGTAATCTAAACGTGTATCCCATACGGTGTTCCAGCACTCAAATTCAAATTGACTTGTAGTATATGTATTACAGGGTGCGGAAGCGTTAAAAACAAACCCAGTTAAAAGATAGTTGCCGCCAATACATATGGAGTAGTCTGCCGCATTCATTGCGTTACTTAGATTTACTTGATAAATACCAGTGCCACTATCGACAAGGGAAGAAAGTGACAACGAATCTCTAGCGATAGGCGTTCCGCTACTTCCATTGATATTAACCCACGCCTTTGCCGCACTCTGCTTAGTCAACTCAACAGGGCCAGTGCCAGCCTTATCAGCAATAGTATCTACATTCAATACGCTGGTCATACGATACTCCAATATCCATTAACAGTGACGGTGGCATTGTCCTGTGTGATAGGCCCAGCCGACACACCATTCTCATCGCTGTCAATCGTGATGTCTGCGCTGATAGTCTGCCCATTCAAACGGATGATACTGTTGTTTCCCTTGAAGGGATAGCGTGTGTCACTTTCACTTTTAGTATAGCTGTTCGCAATGCTGAAGGCATCATACACTACAATCTCAACTACGTCATTCAAGCTGGCACCAGTAACCAACACAACGCTAGTGCCGCTAGTGCTAGTGTAGTCCGTCACAGGCTTTAGCAACACACCATTCTGATACACATCAACGTACAGGCCATCTGTGTAGGTCAGTGTCTTGCTATCTGCGTCACTGCCTGTGAAGGTAGTTTGACCAGCAGTGGCTTGGTAGATGTATCGGTTGCGTACACCGAAGGATGGGGATTTGCCTATGTATGCCATGTGTTACCCCGCAATCTCTGTTGCACTAATGAATGATATGCCACGTTCAAAAAACGAATTATCGGTATCAGCAACCGTTCTATTGATATACATTGTGTCAGCAATACCATCTCTAATACCGCACTTGTATGTGATTTGTGATGTTGATGCTGGAGAATCAAAATAATCATATCTAGCAATTTCTGGTGTAGAAGCATCATTTGCGCTACCAATTGTTCTTGTTGCCATACTTATACCAACATTTCTATTCCCAGCCGTAGCGTGTGAAAGTTTTGTTGTGTCTCTATAGAAAAACAATGCGTGGTTGTAAACGCTACTATCATCAAGGGCAAATTCACAAAAGATATGCGCTTGAAGATGAATTATGCTTGAAGTGCTTATTGGCGTAATATTCACTGTTAAATCTGTAAGCACAGCATCCGTATTTGCTGTTAATGAAACTGTATTTGTTCCAGTAAACTGTGTGTACTGCACTTGAATAATGCCGCCAGACGGTATGCCAGATGCCGCTACACCACCATTTGTTATCTTAGAAAGTGCCATCTACTTCTCCACCAAAGGGATGACCCCTACGCATTATGCGTAAGGGCTATCACCAAGCAAGTCTGCATCCCAAGCTGCCTTGAGTGCTGCAATGTCTGATGCGTTTGTAATTGCAGATGCCGCAGGTGCGTCACGCAAGCTATTCTTCTTGGTGACTGATGCAGCCTTTGCAGTTGCGTCATCATCTTCCATTGCCTTCATGTATACAACATCTTCAGCAGCAAGCAGTGGGCCACGAACCTCACGAATCTTGTCACGGAAAATATCTTTTGCAGTGTCTAAGTCCTCTGAAATAACAGAACCTGACAATGACCATGCACCACGAAAGGCACGGTCAGCAGGGACAGTTGCAGTTGAAGCATCAATCTGATTCCCGTCCTTGTCTACGATGTATGTTGTTGCAGTCATTGTTTTCTCCTTATGCTGCTAAATCAGTGGCATTGATGTCTTCAGCTATCTTCCAAGCGTTGCGCCACTCACGAGTGCTTGGTAGCTGTTCTTTGCGGCAGATAACCATCTTTGGTTTGTTGCCTTCATCCCATGTTTTCCAGACGTGTTGTGGCACATCCTTTTGAATTAGGTATTCAATCGCTTCTTCTTCAGTCATCGGGCCAACAGGCTCTGTCTCGTGCAACAGATAGCCGCGAGTGTGCTTCTTGAAGTCGGACTGCGCTTCGTCTTTAGCCAGTTCCCAGTACACCCACACAGGTGGCAGGATACCGCCCTGCAATGCACACGCCATCCAGTTAGGGTCAGGTACCAGTATCTTGGCACATTCATCAATGCTGTCTTCATACACAACACGATAGTCTGACTGCACACCGTCTAGGTTTTCCTTTGCCCAGCACAGACGGTCAAACAGGTGTGTGCCTTGAAACTCTGGTGTCTGCATTATGCGAGGTCTCCGTGATTAAGAGAAGAGTGATGTGACCTGTCCTCATTACCTCCGCTGGCAATTTGACTAATATAAGGGGCAGATGAAGTTGATAAACCCACAGTTTCAAACATATTCATTGAAACATTGTTTGACGCTGCATCAATATAAGAAGATTGAGAAACACACGAATAATTCGTATTATCAAAACTGTTGGTAAAGTTTGTATCGTGTAGACCCACACCATCATCATTTAGAGAAGAAATATTTAAACTATCTTTTACAGCAATAGTGCCAGTTCCATTAAAACTCACCCACGCCTTCGCACTACCATTAACAACATAGTTCGTGGCGATTGACCCTGCGGTGCTGTGTTCCAGCGTATCTGCTACAATTTTACCTGCCATTACGCTAAGTCTCCAAATACATTTAAACAAACAGTGTGTGAATCTAAAGTATTAAACAAAGAATTACTTTGATAGACAAAAATCCCAAGATTTGTTGTTGAAAATCTGCTTGTATTGGTAGCAAATATTGAACCTGAAGTTACTGACGTATTCCAAGTGCTTAGTCCTGAAATAGAATAGTCAGTATTTGACATTGCATTTGTATAATTAACTGTATAATCACCAGTGCCATTATCTACCAACCCACTCACGCCTAGCGAGTCACGCTCTGCAATCGTGCCTGTGCCATTAAAATTAACCCACGCCTTCGCCAACCCCTGTTCCAGAGACATAGTAGCAGTAGCACCAACAGTCACGGTGATGTCGTTGGCGGTGGTCTTGCCAGTGAGGGTATCTACTTTTATCTCACTCATGCTAAGTCTCCCAAAACCGAACTATCTGCTGTAGCGGAAGTTGAACTAACAGGGGTATCAGTATAGTACATATTTACTTCGTACTTTCCAGTCGCTTTGTTATTGTGATTAGAGTGTCTATTAGCAGTGGCATAACCAGAGGTTGAAACAGCATAAGTGGAATTACTCATAGAATTGGTAAAATTCACTTCGTAATCATTAGGCGCACTACCCGATAAATCTGTTAAACTTGATGTATTCAGACTATCCGCCGCACTAATACTATTTACACCTGTTGCAACCCACTGCTTCGCCGCACTCTGCTTCGTCAGTGTGACAGGACTGGTGCCATCGCTGCCTGTGATTGTGTCTGCTCTTAACTCGCTCATGCTATCACCAGATTACCGCCAGTTGTCACTGTCAGTGTTACCCCTGTTGCTACAGTCAATGGCCCCGCAGCCAGTGCGTTTTCATCTGCATCAATGGTAGTGTCAGTGTCTAGCTGTTGCTGATGCACACGGAAAATGTCACCACCGCCAGCATTAATCTCACCATTCTCACCCTTGAATGTACCGCCGCCACCGCCAGTGCTAGATGTTACAAGTGCTTTACCCTGAAACACTACATAGAAATCATCAGTAGCAACAATGCTACCAGTCATAGTCAAGCTAGTACCTGCAACAGTATAAGCAACCGTAGGTTCCTGACGGACGTTGTTTACATACACCTCAATCTCTGAAGCGTTAGCTACAGGATAGTCTAGCGTAAAGCCAGTGCCAGTACCACCAGTCAAGTCCTGATAGGCCATTGCTGTGGTTTGTACTGCCGGTGATAATCCAAGATACGGCATTAGCTAATCTCCAGAATACTCAATGTTGTATCTGCGCTATTTGCTGTGTCAGAAGTAACCTTGATAATGTCAGCAGCTTCCATAACAATCTTCTGGTCGCCACCAACAGGAACAAGTGAACCGCCAACAGGTATCGGGGCAGCTTTCAAAATATACACATTGTCCCCATCATCATTTGTAAATGTTACATCTACAAGAATTTGACTTGTGCTTATGTTTGCCACAGTCATTCCAATAATTGTGGTTTCAGTAGCGGCTGGGCAAGTGTAAATACTCATAGCCGTTGAAGCCGCTGTCGAACTTCCGTCAAATGTTTTCGTCTTAAATGCGTTTGCCATTTCCTTATCCTAACGCTATTGCAAAGGCTAATGCTTGCGGGTCTTGTTCATCTGCCCAAGTTAAATTGCCTGAACCATCTGTTTGCAGTCTTTGACCGCTTGTACCATCTGCATCAGGCAATGTCCAAACTACGTTTGCAGTGATGGCGG